AGATCTGGCAGTGGATGATGTGGTGGAGGTAATTGCTCTGTCTACGTTCAGTGCGGTTACAACTGAAGGTACATCGATTCAGTCTACTGGCGAGACCGGAGCAACTAAATTCCTGAGGGAGGACGGAGATAACTCCTCAAGTTGGCAAACAATTTCTGGTGGAGGAGGAGGATTTAAAACAAATATACACTTATCATGGGTATTAGGAGGATAAAATGGCTTTAGATACAACAGCGGGAACGGAAACTCTTCATTCACATTTCTTTGAGGATGTTGATGCAACCCAAACCTTAATTTATGGAGTACAACATCACATTTATACGGTATTGAGTATTGTAGTTTATTGTGAAGTGCTAAATGCTACAACGGATTTTGGATATTTGCAAATGAAAACTTATGATAATCATTCTGCTAGTGGCACAGGATCGACCATGATATTAGCACGATTTAATCCTCAAGTGGGCGAAACATATGTCTGGAACGACAAGTTCTCTTTCAATGGATACGAGCCATCTGGAACAGCAGTAATGAGTGCCGCCGTTCAGATTCTTAATGCGGCTCAAGGAGGTTCTGCTGTTGCTGAATTACAATTTACTATGACTCATGCAACTGATGATTACAATATTGGCATAACTTACATCGACCAGAACAACGCATAGGAAAAACTCATGAGTGGAATTGCAAATAGTACAGGAGCCAAGTCTGGGATTATAGGGACAACTGTAGGAACGCCTGCTGGTGGTGGACTTCAATCACAACAAGTATTTACTACAGTTGAAGCAGGTACATGGACAAAACCAGCTGGGATAACTACTGTTAAGGTTTATGTAACTGGTGGCGGTGGCGGAGGTGGGGCCACAGATAATGATGATCAGTCTCCCGGTGGTGGTGCAGGAGCAACGGCTATTAAAATTATTGATGTAACTTCTATTGCTTCAGTTACAGCTACAGTTGGTGGTGGACATGAAGGAATAGCAAATAGTGGAGGCACTGACGAAATAGCTGGTAATAATTCTACTTTTGCTGCGTCTAGTGGAGATGTAATTGGCGGAGGCGGATATACTTCAGCTGGCGGCTGGGCTATTGCAGGTAAAGGTGGTACAGCTACTGGAGGTGATATTAATATATATGGAGGTGATGGACAAGGAGGCTCAATTGATGTTACAGGACACGACCACCTTGCAGCAGGTACAGGTGGAGCCTCATTTTGGGGTCAAGGAGGACGTGGTAATAGCAGGTATTATACTTTAGGAAGAGATGGTCGTGCATTTGGGTCTGGTGGTGGAGGTGGAGCAGATACCGAAGGGGGAAATGACGGAGCAGACGGAATTATTGTAGTAGAAGAATATTCATAAACTAAAAAGGATAATCCAAAGGAGTAACACATGAGCCGGGCTAGAACACTTGCCAATTATGTCAGTAGCGGAGTAACTGCGGCAGAGTTAGATCAACTGGATACTACAGGTACTGCTGCTGGTTCTGGTAACTTTCTTAGAGGTGACAAGACATGGCAAGCGGCTGGTGAAACCTTTTACACTATTGAATACCTCGTTGTTGCTGGCGGAGGTGGAGGAGGAGGAGGAGAACAATGTGGAGCAGGAGGTGCTGGAGGATATAGAAGTTCTTGGCAAACCGAAGGCCCATTCTACATCACTACTGAAAGCCCTATAGCCACCATTAGCGGAGTTGTATTAACAATAGATGTGGGATTAGGAGGTAATGGTGGAACCAGCGTTGGGCAAGGTGCTAATGGTCAATTATCATCAATAACTTCAACTACAAATTTAAGAAATATTGAATCAGTTGGTGGAGGAGGAGGAGGATATTACGGAACACCAGGAACTGGTGGATCATATGGAGGTTCAGGTGGTGGTGCTGGAGATGGGAATGGGACTCCTGATTTAGGTGGACTTGGAATCCTAGGACAAGGATATAAAGGGGGAGATGCTCCCGGATATGGCAGTCCACAACATGGAGGAGGTGGTGGAGGAGGTGCTGAAAATGGTGTGGATGGAGATACTTCTCTTGGCACAGGAGGTAAAGGATATACTTCTAATATTAGTGGGGGTAATGTTGATTATGCTGGAGGAGGAGGTGGAGGATTCTACGCTGGCGGTTCAGGAACAGCTTCTCACGGAGGAGGTGCTGGATCAACTGGTGCTGGTAGTAATGCTACAGTAAATACAGGTGGAGGAGGCGGTGGTGCAAATGCAGCAGCGAATGGAGGTAATGGTGGTTCAGGAATAATTATTTTAAGGATGCTACGTTCAGATTATTCAGAATCAACAACTGATTCGCCTACAATTACACACTCTGGTTCAGGATCGACCGAGGTTACTACTATAAAATATACAGCCGATGGTACTTATACAACTTAAGGCTAAATATCCGAAACCATGAGGAGGAATATGGGATTAATCCAGAAGGTAAAAGTATTGGTGACATTAAGACAGCAAGTGTTCCAGATATGCAGGAAATTGATCAATCCCAATTAGTGCCACTTTTGGTAGGAGCATTACAAGAAGCAATAGCAAGAATTGAAACATTAGAAAACGCATAATGATACCAGAATGAATGAAAGCAATCCTGATAATATCAACAAGCCTGCTCATTCTTAGTTGTGCTGCCACTGAAAGCGGGTCAGGAAAAGGATATTGGATTAAGGACAAACCCTTGAGGGGAACAAGGGAAGCAAATAGAGATTACAAAAAACCTTACTGGCAATGTGTTAATAACCTCACTAACATTCTGGACTGTAATAAAAAATAAATTTCTTAACCCTTGAAAGGATAATTATGGATGATGTAGAAATGTGGATTTCCCTGTTGCAGACGGTTGGTGTCCCCAGTGTGGTGTGTGCTGCATCTTTCTATTATATTTTTAAGAAAGATCTTTGGTCACAAAAAGAACGCGAAGCATTCCAAAAACAGGATGCGGATAATGATGAAAGGATTTTTCTGTTAGCAGAACACAGTAATCAGGCGTTGAATAATATGTCTAAATCACTTGACGCAAACACGAATGCTCTTGATCAATTCAGACACTTACTTGTTAAAAACGGAGGTAGATAATATGACATTTTTAGTACCCTTAATCGGTGGAGTAGTAAAAACACTCTGTATGAGTGCGCTTAGTGAGAAGCTTTTAACTCAGGTAATTCTGGTACTTCTTACTCGTTTATGTGCAAGTACGTCAAATACAATTGATGATGAATTTTTGAAACTTTATAAGCAAAATATCGAAGGTAAGTAGCACCCGGTATGCAGATATCTAAAAATTTCACCTTAAAAGAATTTACTAAAAGTTCAACGTGTGAAAGATTAGGGATCGATAACTCAGTTAAGGATCAAGAAACCCTAGTCAACCTTTGTGCTCTGACGCACAATGTTTTACAAAAGATTCGAGAGGAACACGGCAGGGTTGATTGCAATTCAATTTATCGCTGCCTTGATTTAAATCGTGCAATAAAAAGCAGTGACAAGTCGCAGCATGTTAAAGGAGAAGCAGCAGATATTGAGTGTCCTGCTTTAGACAACTTTAAGTTAGCAAAGTGGATTGCTTCTAACCTTGATTTCGATATGGTGCTGCTTGAATTCTACACTCCCGGTATACCTGACTCAGGGTGGGTGCATGTTAGTTATAAAGCAGACGGTAACAACAGGGAGAAAGAACTTACTGCTGTAAAGAAAAAAGGTAAAACAATTTATAGGGAAGGTTTAATTGGCTAATGCTTATAGAACTTAACATAAAACCCGGAGTCTATAAGAACGGTTCTGTTCGCGAAGCAAAAGGAAGGTACTTTGATGCCAACCTTGTCAGGTGGAAGAACGGCAAACTAAAACCTATCGGAGGGTGGGCAAAAACAACTTCTTCTACAATAACAGGGAAGGGGAGGACTATGCTTCCCTTCTTGGACAATAACAAAAGTTCTTATATTGCAGTAGGCACAAGTTCAAAGCTTTATATTTACACAGGAAAAACAAGCACACCTTCCGACATTACACCTTCGGGGTTTGTTGCAGGGAATGACACCTCTGCAGTTGGTGTGGGATTTGGCAGCGGGCCTTTCAACGGTACAGGACTTTTAACCTCTGCAACTTACACTGCTTCAACTATTTCTGCTGCAACCTCAGATGACAGTTTTAATGATAGTGCAAGTGGTTTTGATATTACTGAATTTGGAGTAGGTGACCTGATTCAGGTGAGTGGTTTTACTGGAGGAGGATCGAACAACAACAAAACTTATGCTAACTCACACAGGATAACTGCAATCACTACTGCAAAGATCACAGTAGCAGCATCAAACTTAGATGATGACGCAGCAGGAGAAGCAGTTACAATTTCAAAAGCCCGGAACTATGGCGAAGATGAATATACTGCATCAACGTCTTTAGTCACTTCCGCAAATCTTTGGTCTTTTGATATGTGGGGGGAATACCTTATAGCATGTTCTGATTCAGACGGTAAAATATATTACTGGAATCCTAGTGCAACAGATCCTCTAAGTACAGTCGCTGCTCCTGTCAATACTACTTATGCTCCTACTCAGAACACTTGTATCCTAGTAAGTAAGGAGAGACACCTAATAGCATTTGGTGCAGACGGTAACCCTAAGAGAATTGAGTGGAGCACTTCAGAGAATTATTCGCTTGCAACAGATGCATCAGTCAATGCTTGGACTGCTGCTGCCACAAATGACGCAGGAAGTTTTGAGATTGATACTACAGGCAAGATAAGGACTGCAACTAAAGTTGGTAATGTGATCCTGATCAACACAGATGTAGATGCTCACGAAATGCGGTATATCGGACCTCCCTACATTTACTCAAGGAGGTTAGTTGCATCGTCCTGCGGAATTATTTCAAGGCAAGCAGTTGCTTCAGTTGCAGGATTTGCTGTGTGGATGAGTTACAACGGAAATTTCTTTATGTATGACGGTAGTGTAAGACCCCTACCTTGTGACGTTTCAAAGCATATTTCAGATGATATAAATGTGGTACAGGATGATCTTTTTTATGCAGTAGCAAATTCACTGAACAATGAGATCTGGTGGTTCTATGTGAGTAGCGCAGGATCTGATATAGACAGGTATGTATTTTGGAATTATGCAGAGAACTGGTGGAGTATTGGACAACTTGAGCGAACAGCATTTACTGACGTTGGTGTTTTTGAGAAACCCTTGGGCATTGCTTTAAACGGTCATATCTTTGAGCACGAAAGAAAGAGATCAGGCAGCGCGATTAGGGCAGCAGGTGTCGGTGAACCCACAAATACGAATCAGCTTTCTGAAGGTGACAGGACACTTTCCTTCGGTCTTAGTTCTGCGTCTTCAAATGAAATGACCTTTGCCGAGACAGGTGTTTTTGAGGTTGGAATAGGAGACAGGTTTGCAAATGTAAAAACTATGATCACAGACACTATTGCAGGAGATAATGCGTTGAGCTTTAAGGTCTACTCTGCATTGAATTCTGACTCTACTGAAACTGTTTCTGATAGTTATGCTTTAGGAACAGACGGTTATACTCACTTGAGAGAAACAGGAAGACAACTTCGCTTAAAGATTCTAGCACCATTTGATCAAGATTTTGAGGTTTCTGTACCCTTAAGAGCACAGGTTTCCGCAGGAGGTAGAAGGTGAAAAGTCCTGCCCTTGCACCTCAAGAATATGATCAAACTTATCAAACTGAGCTTAACACAATTATCACTGAGCTTGATGATAATACGATGAAACTGAATGTAGTTAATTTCTTAATAGATCAAACAGGAGCAATTGTTTTACAAAGTCCTGACGGGACTTTTTATAAATTGTCAGTAGCAGACAACGGAGACATATCAGGAACTGCTGTGACTACAGGTCAAACCTCAAATCCTTATGTTGCCTAAGTGGGAGTCTGAACTTAAACGTTGTAAAAAATATCTACTCCCGGTTTTTAAAAAATTTGACACATACAACTGGAGTGATGTTGTAGAAAATGTCAGGCAGGGACGTTGGTATTTATTAACTTTGCCAAACTCGGCCCTGCTGATTGAGTTCTTAGAGTACCCTCGCAAGCGAGTTCTGTATGTACTTGCAGCAGGTGGGAAACTTGAAGAAATACTTAAGTCCGAAAGTGATGTAATATCAATTGCCAAGACAAAGGAGTGCAGCAGCATTGAAGTTAGAGGAAGACTGGGTTTTGAAAAAATTGCAAAGAAATACAAAGGTTGGAAAAAACAATACACTGTTATTAGTAAGGAGTTAACGTGAATGAATTTAAACTAAAGGAGTAATATGGCGAGATCATCTATTGATCCTTATGCAGATCATAGTATTTGGAGTGGCTCGAACTGGGGGGATGCTTGGAATAAAATCTTTAGATCAGGTGGAGGAGGAGGAGGAAGTCAAGAATTTGGTGGGCTAAGTGAAGAAGACGAGGAATTTAAAAAGATGCTCTACGACAAGTTTGGAGAATTACCTGACGAATATGAATCTTACACAGGAGACAGATTCGCAGATAAGTCACCGGAAGAAATAGCCTTAATGAAACAGATGCAAGAGGGGCATCCTATGTATGATGCAGCTTCGAAGGATTTAGGTTTCACTAAAGGTGTTTATAAAACAGGTGCAGAATATGGTGTAGGTGATCTGGATCGAGATACCAGTGAACTCATGTCAGGTGATCCTTACAGGAACGAAGTTTCAGAGAGGATACTACGACAAATGAATCAGGGTGCTTCAATGTCAGGTATGGATATAAGGGGGCAGGGTATTGGTGCAGGTGCTGCTTTTGGTGATCGTGGTGATGTTGCACGGTTGAGGAGTAATCTAGGTTATCAGAGAGAAGCAGGTGATGCACTCTCAAAATTGCATTACGGAGCACTTAGGGATGCTCGTAAAACGGCAAGGGGGTTGCAGGAGGGTAGGGAAATTTCAGCAGGCAGGTTTGGAAAAACAGCACTTGAACAATTAGGAATTGGAACAGATAAGATAACATCGAGATTTGGTGCATATAAAGGTGATAGAGATTACAAAGATCGGGATCTAAATGTGGCTTATAAAGATTGGCAGGCAAAAAAGAATTTTCCTTACAAAAATCTTAGCCTTGGTTCCTCTTTCTTTGGCGGAATGCCTATTGAAGAAAAGGGTTATTCACAACAACCTGCAAGCGGAGGTAAATAATGACAAATGAAGAACTTAGAAGATATCTGGAGATGATGAATAGGGAGTATGGGCAAAGAGGGTGGCAAGATACTGACCCTGTGAGTCCGCTTGCTGGTGAGGAAGGTTGGAGTGATATCATTAGGGATCAACTAAGAACAAACCAGTTTGGTGATCAGAGTCTTAATCAATCATTTGCAGAAAAAGATCTTCCTAGTGGGTTAGGACTACTTAGTAGTCGTGAGGATGCAGAACAAGTATTAAGAAGCAGATTGGTAGATAATCCTGATTATCCACATATCAAAATGACTCCAACTCCTAAATCTATGATGAGTACAGACGGTGTTCCAAGGGGAGAGTTAGGATTCCCTTCAGCGTCACAACCTGAAGAAATCTTTCCTCTTAACACTTGGGACAGTCCTCCTGCTGCTTCTTCAGCGTTTCATGCAGACCCCTCATTTCAAGCACACTTCATTGATTATGGGGGGGAACTTCCACTTGAAAATCCTTGGGGTCCACCAGTATCAACTCCAACTCCTTTAGCTTTGTCTACTACTGAAGCAGTAGCGCAAGCATATCCACTAGATTATACAGCTTCAGGAGCAAATATCTATGGGCAAGCAATAGATTCCGCAGGAGCAGTTTCAGCAGCAGAGCAAGGACTAGGGGCAGTAGAGGCAG